ATCGGTTGACTGCTAAGAGTCGTTGCTTGATATCAAGCGCTACGGCTCAGCTCGTTATGGATGCAGCGACGGGTGACGTACGATAACGTCCGGTCCTCGTCCTCTGCGATCCGCCTGAGTATCTCGTAATCTCCGGTGGGGATTCGAAACGCAAGCGTCTGCATGATCCTCCCCGTACGCTGCACACTACTTATAACTTTCTATCGAATAAAGAGGTATGTGCACTTTCTGTTCTTCATTAATGTATATACGACCATGCCATTTATCGATTTTCCAATCACAATCATTATATACTCATAGTGTATATACGGTAATAGAGGAAGGAGGCAAGAATCATGAACCAGAACACAGAGAGAGTATTGCGCACAGCATTCGATGACTATGCTCAAGATGTCGATGAGGCATTCGTCGCTGAGAACAAGATGGGTGTCATCTACGACGATGCAGGGATATCGTTCCCTGTCGTCAAGATGAGTGATGGCGCTGTCGGGATAGTCTTCGTCGGCGAGGATGGGATAGGGCTAATGGATGATGGCATGTGGGTAGGCATCCCGGATCAATCTCTTATCGCGAGCGTGATCCAGTGAGACTCGTCAACCTCACACCTCACGATATCATGATAGACGGCATGGGGACGGTCCCTGTGTCTGGCATTGTGGCGCGCATCAAGTACGATATGATTACCTTCGATGCCTTGGAAGGGGTAGTGGTCTATGAGCAGACCAAGGGCGTTGCTGTGGACCTACCACCCCCTCAGGACGACACCTACTTCATCGTGTCCTCGATAGTCCGCATGGCGATAGGGCGATATGACCTCGTGTCCCCGACGAATATGATAAGGGACGAGCACAAACGTATCATTGGATGCCATGCTCTCGTTGTGGGCGGGAGCAATATGCTCGATGAATATGACCTGGAAGGTGAGTGTCATTGAGTGATGATGGGCGCAAGAGATACGGTCTCACTCTCGATCCAGCGGTTGTCGCAAGGTTCGACGTCCTCGCTGGCCCCCGCAATCGTAGCAGGGGGGTAGAGGTATTGATGATCGACTTCATGGAAAACGAAATCGACCTGAAAGAATAAATAATTGAACCTCACTATAAAGTGGTCGCATGAATCTGCATAGTTTGCCGTCAGGCACCGATCTGGAGTTGCCCGAACCCGGGAAGTATAATCCCGTGGCCCTGGCGAATCATCTTGTCAGTTGTGTCCCGATGGTATATTTGCGAGAGAGCAAGGAATTATTATATTATGAACGGGACATTTATCAGCCTGGCGGGGAGGATGCCATCACGTGCTATCTGTCGGAGCAGCTCGGAGACCAATACCGCACAGGGAGGGACAGGGACGTCAAGCGACTCATCGAGGCAAGCACATCAATCGGTATCTCTGAGTTCTGCGAGCCTGCTAACATGATACCGCTGAAGGGTGGATATTATGACCTGGATGATGACACCATCCACCCCTATGACGGCAAGCAGTACTTTCGGGCCACGATTCCGGCGAATTGGGACCCATTAGCGAAGTGTCCACACTTCGATTCATTCCTGAAATCAATCGTCAGAGATGACCAGACAGAATTAGTCTGGGAGATGATAGGCGCATGTATGTACCGAGGCATCCCGGCACAGGTGGCCTTCTTTCTCATCGGGGGTGGGAGCAATGGTAAGGGGACATTGATCGAGATATTGCAAGCGATAATAGGCGACTTCGCCACGAACGTTGAACCGATCGAACTATCGAAAGGGAAACATGGGGATCCATACGCGGCGGCACAACTGCTGGGTAAATCAGCGGCATTCTGCGGGGATATGAGCCACTACGCTCTCAACGAACTCGCCGACTTCAAGAAAATCGTCGGCGGTGACTCAATGAAGGCCCGACAGATATATGGCCACCCGTTCGTGTTCCGGCCATACGCCACACTCGTTATGGCGTGCAATGAGTTCCCGAAGATGCGGGAGGATACCGATGCTGTTCATAGAAGGATAAGACAAATCAACTTTCCCTTCACATTTGCCACTGGCGATGATGCGACGCGGAACCAGACCAAGATGATAACAGAGATGACGACACCGGAAGAGATAGATGGCATCGTTCATCACGCTATCGCATCACTTCGAGATGTCATCGAGCGAGGAGACTATTGTATCCCGGTCAACATCGAGGACCAGAGGGACGCGAATAAGAGGGCAGCTAATCCAGCCTACGCATTCCGCCAGGACATGCTTGAGACAGACGTCGAGGGTTCTGTTGATACCGACGATGTCCTCGCGGCATTCGTTCATTTCTGCCTCGAATACAAGCTACCCTATAGCGTAAGCAAGGGGTCATTGACAAGCAAACTAAAGGGAATCGATACGAACGTAAGGGTAAGACGTCTATCTAAAGGAAAGAGCGTCTACGATGGTGTGAGGCTCTTGACATGGGAGGAACACCTGGATCGAGTCGCTGATGAATTCGAAGATGAGCCTGAGGGGAAGGGGACGTATCAAGTCCCAGCAGATATGAGTGATGAGAGGTACACAGAGGAAGACAGCAAAGCATGGAGGCAGAACGACATGAAGGAACATGAGAAGTCATTGGATGAGGATTGGGTCGCGGAACACTCGATCGATGAGCCAGACGAATTGAACGATATCGTATCGCACGTGAGGTGGACTGAATGAATCAAAAAAAGTATCACGATACGGGGAATAAGGCACCCATACGCGGTGCATTGGATGTGGCGTTCATTAATCATTTGGGGCCGCTGACGAGTGAGGATGTATTTCAATTGATTCTGAATTGCAAGGAATCACGGGGGAGCATATCACGATATATGCGGTCGAGACCGGACCTGGTGGTGAGAGTGGCCCCGCGAAGGTATGAGTGCCGTGAAGATTATCCGTTATTGTCGCCTCGTGGGTGGATAGTCATAGACGAATACGTGAGGGGGACACTGCTCCGAGATATAGCCGATATGACTGGATTCTCAAAATCGCACATAAGCTATATGTCCAAGAAGTATAGGGATGCAGGGCTGATACTCATAGATGGGCGTACGAACGGAAGGCCTCCGGTGGAGGTTAGGAGATATATCATCAATCGTCTGGGTGATGCGACACTCGCTGAGATCAGCGACGAATTGGATCTATCTGTATCGTCGATTCGTCGGCGCGTCAAGCGCATGATATCATCCAGACAGATCCCAAGCGATAAGCTCAAATATTTTACGAATGAACACTATAGCATCAAGAGGGAAATGGCATGATAATATCGAAGAAGAATCTAACGGACATAATGACAGCGAGCAAGAATATATCGAATGAAGTATGTATCGATGCTGACGATGAGCGATTGATGATCCAGGCTGTGGACCCAGCTCATGTTGCGATGATGTCACTCAGCATCCCACATGATGAGTATCAAGCAGATGTACCCGTCAAGATGCAGGTCGACACTAAGATAATCCTCGACTCAATCAAGATGTGTGACAAAGATGACAATGTGAACATGAGCATCAATGAGGGGCACATCACGATACAGGCAGGACGATATACGAGGATGACGCCAGAGATAGATGAAGCGAATGTCCCTGCGATACCACCCATCGAGATGCCCATATCATTCAGTGTTGACTCATCGCTGATCAGAGATGCCATCAAAGCATCGGCCAGTGTGAGTGATGTGTTCCGGATCGAGTGCGATGATACAGACAACATCCGGATTCATTCGGAGCAGGCAGATGGGAGGGAGTCCATGAGCGTATCAGTCCCTATCAGCGAATCAACGCACATACCTGGGCGTGGGAACTATCCCCTCGATTATGTCAAGGACATCTTCAGTGCCGTATCGGGTCGTGTCGAGATGTCATTCAATTCGGATTATCCGGCCAAGGTCGAGGCATCGATATGCGACACCGGCAAGATAATGTTCATCCTCGCGCCAAGGATTGAGAACGACTGACACAGGATATATATAGTCGGAGCGTATATACGATAATGGAGGCAAGAATGACAACTAAGGACATAGAACCGGGCTGGATGACAGACGGGGACGACCCGATAGAATCCAGATGCGATAAGTGCGAGAGAAGCCGGGACGATACACTCCTGCTGCATGATGGTAGCGCGGCTATCTGCATCGATTGCTACGCGCAGGCGATGCGTGACGCATACTATAACAGGGACCTCGAGGGTATCGTTGAGATGACAAGGGCTGTCCTCGATGACGCCGATGAGGATGAGAGGCTAATCATAATCAGAGAGTTCCTGGGGGCCTTCTAATGCCATACGATACGACATACTCTGACCAGGATGAGAAGATGATGAATGCTATGCTAACGGAAATGAAATATCTTAACAAGCAGATGGAAGTGATGAATGACAACCTGAGCAGGATCGCAGACAATATCGGGAGATGAATGATATGACATCGATAAGTGTCTTCGTGTGCGACGCGTGCGAGGGTGAGCCATGCTATCTGACAGCATCGGGTATGGATGATGATTGCCCAAAACGTTGTCCATACGGGTCAGTTGATAGATGTGAGTGGAGGCTGCTGAATAAGACTGAGTGGGGGCAAAGATGATGAATGATTTTATGCTGAGGAGCGAGGTCGATGCCATGTCAACGGAAGAACAGGATGCGGTATTTGACCGGGTGATGAATGGGCTTGTGAAGGTTGTCGATGAACTTCCGAATACCATCCCAGACCCTGAGTTCTGCTCAACGGCCAACACCCTGATGCGTGATGATAGGGCTGCGGAGAGAGCCGAGGCATACGCCAAGGCCGCGGAGAACCTATCAGTGGCTGATATGAGCAAGCTGAGCGGGGCCCCAGCGGCCATGTTCTGTATCGTCGAAGGTAAGCCCTACATCAAGAGCGCAGGGCTGATGTATATAGCCGATAAGAAGGGGGTCCGCTCGATCGAGACAGAGGTCGTTGAGACTGAGGGCGGGTACATGGCAACGGCCAAGGTGTATCCCAACTGGTCCCGGGAGGACATCGAGATCATCAAGGCGGCACATGATTTGCCTGCTGATGTCCAGAGAGACCTCATATCCCAGATAGGCAGACCATTCATTGGCGTTGGCACCGCGACCCTGGCGAACACCAACGGCAAGACCTCTAAGTATCTTAGGGAGATGGCAATCACCCGGGCCGTCAATAGAGCATTGAGATTGTACACCGCGTATGGATTCTGCACAGTGGAAGAGTTGAAGGACTATGTCCCCTCAGAAGATGAGGACTTTGCGGCAAGCAGGAGGGTTTGAATGACAGACTATGTGATTCATATGGTATCACCCAATAAAGTGAACGTCAACAATGTACACGACTTCACTATCAAGCCGAATGAGGACCTCATACTCTTCCGGATGTACGGGGACGATGAGAACAAGTACACAATCGTAAGGTGGTCATCAGTGCTGGCGATGGATATCAAGCGGGACGATTAGGGTGATGACGATGAGTGATTATAGTTCACTACACACCTGCATAACATCCGATGACGCTTGGCTGGAAGATGTCGCACGGAACGGTATCACCAGCGACGACGACCCGCGTCTCGGGGGGGTGCTATGAATGACACGACAGGGCCGATCTACTCAGTCGGTAGCAACTTCACCGGAATCGGAGGGCTCGATCTGGGGCTCACTCTCGCCGGTCGTCTCGAGATCGCGTACCAGTGCGAGTGTGACGGATACGCCAACAGCATCCTTGAGCTCAGATGGCCAGATGTCAAGAGATATGAGGACATCACTGAATTTGGACATGGTGTTGATCCTGGATCGGTTGATGTCCTCGTTGGGGGTTTCCCATGTCCGGGTTTCTCCTCCGCTGGGCGTGTCCTCGGCTTTAAGGATGAACGAAGTATGCTATGGGTTGACCACCTCCGAAGCGCTCTGCTGGTGGGACCACAAGTCATGCTCGTGGAGAACGTTCGCAACCTCATTAGTGGAGGGTGGGTTTCTCCCGTTCTTGGGTCCATGGCCATGTGCGGGTTCGATGCGGAATGGGATTGTATATCGGCGTCAGACCTTGGTGGATGGCATAAGAGATCCAGAGCTTTCATCTTGGCCACACCCTCAGAGGTGGCTCCCCCAATATCCTTCGCCAACGACGAGGGGCCCATCGGGGCCGTTGTTCCAGTCGCCCACGGCCACGGATGCGAAGGGCCGGGGCTACACATACGATCGGGGGGATCACTCGAAGCCCCGGCCGGCATTGAGCGGACAGCTCAAGGAGTTGGGGGGGATGTACTTCGCCCCTTGCGCCTCGGACGGGAAGAGGGGGCATCGACCCATGGCAGAGCCAAGGAGGACCACAAGCAATGGGAAGCCAATATACGGAAACCTGGACGAGCAGATGGCCCACTCTCATGGGGTGGGGCTCCTGCCCTCCTCGCCGAGCACCGGCTCCAGAACACCGGATACGGGGGTGATGAGCCCAGGGATACATGCGGCCCTCATGGGTTTCCCACCTACTTGGACGGATATTCGCGACACAACCCCTGCCTCATCACTCCTCCTTTCATCACGGAGCGGTGCAAGGACTACTCGCGCATGCTCAGATGCTCAGGTAACGCCGTCGATGTCCGTGTCGCCAGGTATCTCGGAGAGCTCATCATGCGATACCTCGACCGCCAGGGCGGGGGTGACTGAATGAAGGTCGCCTTCTATGCCCGCACCAATACGGACGATGAGCGAAGTGCCCCGAAACTGAAGGAGATGGCTGAGACCTGGGCGATGGGATGCTGTGGCTCATGCCTTGTCTGATAAGATATGCGAATACATCGAGGTGATGTAATGCGAATGTTGATCGAGATGACTAACAAATGTGATGGATGTGATGACCTATATCGTGCGGATCGGGATAACATAAAGTGCGAGCGTTGCGACGGAGATAAGATGACTGTTGGATGCAAGCATAATCTATATTGGGATGGATATGAATATTGGAGGGCTGTGAATGAGTGACCTGGTACATCCTGAGATATACAGGCTCGCGATCGAGAGGTACGGGGGGGATGCTCAAGTCACCCAGGCAATCGGGGGGATGGGTGAACTGACCGCGGCACTCGTCAGGATGCAACAGCCGAAGAGGCACGAAGATAGGAGGGCACTGAAGAATGATGTGACTGAGGAAATGGCCGATGCCTTCATCATGCTGGCTCAATTGCGGATGATATACAATGACGATGAGTTGTTCTGGATGTTCGTGAATGCCAAGACTGAGCGACTGGCTGAAAGATTGGGGGTGTGACGTATGAATGACCCATCGAATCGTAAATACTTTGCGAGAATCGAAGAATGTCTATGTGATGTCAAAATCATGAAGAAGATGAACACAAGGAAATGCAGAGGGGGTGATGACTTTTGGTGTCCCATATGCGACAATCGCATAGTGAAAGGGGAGAGGATGACAATATTCCGAGCGAAGCCAACGCACATCGCGACATCGAAGGTCGAGCACATAGCATGTCATGATGCGTGTGTCGCAAGAATCAAGATGATGTGATATGATGGACTACGAAAGGCAAGAGCATTATATATCATGCGCGATCGAACCTATCGACGTGATGCGAAATAACATGCCCAGGGATGCATTCGTCGGCTATATCGAGGGGAATGTACTCAAATATGTGATGAGATATCGATACAAGAACGGGGTGGAGGATCTAGAGAAGGCTCGAGTATATCTGAGCTGGCTGATCGAGGTATTGCGAGGGGTGGACCAATGACATGGATGAAGGAGAGGCCATCGATTCAAGATAAGAGTTGATCAATAATGAGAATATACACGAAGAGCAACTGCCCACTATGCGCGATACTTATGAGAGCATTGCCTGATGTCGAGCAGTATGACATCGACACAGTGGTCGGGATGAGCGAGGCTGCATTCGATGAGGTCATCGATGACACCATGAGTATGCCAATCCTTGTGATAAGTGATGACGAGAGGTACTATGGGCAGGCAGCGATCGATTATGTGCGGGGGGGTGATGACGATGAGTGACACACGCATATCGGTATTCGTGTCTGGGGCCCCCATCCCTCAGGGCTCAATGAAGCACGTAGGGCATGGGCGGATCATCCATGCCAACGCAAAGGAACTCAAGGCTTGGAGGGACCACGTAGGGTGTGTAGTGAAGCAGTACATCGCTGATGAGGGCATCGATATATTGAGTGACGACAAGCGATATATCGTCAGTCTTGAGTTCTTTTTGCGTCGCCCTAAGAGTGTCAGCAAGAAGAAGAGGCCTCACCCAACAAAGAAGCCGGACTTGGACAAACTCGTGAGAGCGATCCTAGATAGTCTGACCGGGATCGTGTGGGGGGATGATGCCCAAGTCACGTGCATCAATGCAGATAAGGGTTATGATGACGAGCCCCATGGCTGTGACGATGGACCGGGGGTGATAATATTCATAGTCGGATGTGACAATCGAGCAACATTTATATAGATGAACAGATATGGACACCTGTCGAGGGTGTCTCTTGCCTCCACATTCTCACCCTCGACCCTCTTCTCGATGATTATATATACCCACAACGTATATACAGTAATAGAGACAGGAGGCAAGAATCATGACAGACACAACTAAGCGTGACATGGCACGTAGCATCGTGCGAGACGGTGCTGTCGGCCTCAAGACCACGGGGTCTATAGATACATATGGCATCGTTGACACGATCGCTGGATGCCAGATGAAGGTGTACGGTGTGCTCGACAAGGCTGAGTTCGACATCGCTATATACGACATACGTGAGATGTTGTCGGGTATCGGGCACAGGATGCTCCTGGTGGGGTACCAGAGGTATGAGGTCAAGGAGGCTTGAGAATGAGAATATTCGAAGATGCCAAGGATCCCGCACGGGAGAAGCTGATCAATGTGTTCAGCGCGAAGAGAAATGGCCAGGTGAATTATAAGAGGGGGATTTGGTCCAATAGCCCCCCAGATATGCCCCCGGATGATGCCCCTGCCGAGGCATGGAAAGTATACGCTAGAGGGCAGAGGGCACTAGGATTCACGAACGGTCTGAAGTGGGGATTTGGTCACGCGGTAAGGATACTCAAAGCCAATCGAGGGTTGCGAGAAATGTTAGATCCCGAGAACAAGTTCGGTCCAGTTACCGGCAACAGAATCTGCGAGGCTATTGGACCAGATGGAAGATCGAAGCGAGAGGACTGACCCATGAACAAGAAATTATGCAGATGTCCCCGCACCGGTGGCGAATACGGGTATTGCGAGGACTACGGGGGCCCCAGATGTGGCAAATGTCGCACAGTGGATAAACCGGCTTGTAAGGGATGCCAGTACAGGGCCGACGATGACGAGGGGGCTGGCCCGTGACCGAACCCATCCGCTGCATCTGCGGGAGGGCGGACCTATGAGGGACGGACCGTTCGAGGACTACTATCCTAACGGGGTCACCGTTAAGGAAGTCGTCGTAGAGAGGCGAATTAATGATTGTTTCTCATGTCCGCATCTCAAATCGAAATGGATGGATGGTTCGTTCCATGCTTATTGTGAATTGTTGCAAGAACCGATAGGCGGCTATCTCTGGAAAGGAACGCGGGGGATACCGGATCATTGCCCGTTATGGACTGCCGATAATGGGGAGGAATCGCCCCGGAGATCCCGTGGGATCTACGCTCAGCGCGTCGAGGAGGTCAAGGCCGGCCAACTCAAGGAGGTCATCTACCAGCGCCCGGCTGGCGTCTGGACCGACGAGGACTCAGGCATCAAGAGGAACTCACCGAGGTTCGAGACGATCGAGGCGTACCCCCCTCGAAGGATGGCTGCCGAGAATAAGGGGAAGTCAGCGATTGACGAAGAAACAGGGGCAGATCACGAGCTCCTAATTACGTCAATTGACGTAAAAACGCAAAGATTGACGTAAGGGGGGCTGGCCCATGAGACTCATTGGGATGGTACGAGGGCGGATGATGACGATGTCTATCATGATATCCCTCGGATTGATATTCATGTCCATTGTCACGATCACTCGATCGATTGACTCCATACACGTGCTTTGGGCATTGTTGTTCATCGCGTGTGCAGTCATCGCGATGCTGTTGGCCGTATTGATTGCGATGCAGGATTGTGAGTGATAAACCCCTTCTTTTATATACTATTTTCCAATCGTCAATGATGTCAGCTTTAGGCTTGTCAAGTGCTTTTTGCATATGAAGGATTGTGCTTTACGAATGCAAGATTACATCACATGTCAGTGGGAATGATGCTCATGCTTATGAGTGTAAGGGATGTAATATTATCCCCTTACAACGATATTACGTCCTCCGATGTAACGAGGATGTAATGGGGCGTAATATTAGGCTCTCTTTAAATACACCCTAACAGAATTGATAGTACTTTCGGTTACCCTCACTATATAAGATTGATTGTGGTGGTTTTAAATATAAGTGTAGTTCAACATTGTTTGAAATGTAAAGGTGAGAGATTAACTAATGATGGTGAATGGTTTACATTACATCGGGAAAAGTCGATATTACGTCTTATGGATGTGCTTGGGTGGTATCGATTTGGTGAATGAATATTGATTGGTATTGGATTATGCTTTATGAGTGTAAAGGGATATTACTATTCCACGTTACCATTGCTATTATTACGTCCTTACTTTTTAGGAAGTAAAAAGTAAGAGACATAGTAGTGTAATAGTAAAAGGGTTTACCTCAAAAGAGGACGTAACGACGTAATGGAATAACAAATGTAAGATTCACGCGTGATCATCACGTGTCGATATGTATATATAATCTGAACGCATATCATATGTTGGAGGCAATGAGAATATGAACCTCAACAAGAGTAAGGGAAATATGTACGGTTTTGTGACCCACACGTGGAATCCGATAAAGGGGACCTGTCCGCATGGATGCGAGTACTGCTATATGAAGCGGATATTGGCTCGATCCGGGGGAGATAGACCTCAGAGGCTGGTGGAGTCTGAATTATCCATCCCACGAGATTCACCGAAAGACAAATACATCTTTGTCGGCTCGTCTACTGATGCATGGGCCGAAGCCGTTCCGCAAGAGTGGTTGGATAAGGTATATGATGTGATAAATACATATGATGCAACATATTTGCTTCAGAGCAAGAATCCGGGTAGATTCGTTGCGGACCTCGACCGTATACCCAATCATACTTGGATCGGTACGACAATCGAAACGAACAGACCGGGATATTCGTACAATGCGCCTACACAACGGGATAGACTCGAGCAGATAGTCAAGATAAAGGGGCTTCGTCCAGACATTCGCATCCTTTTGACAGCGGAACCTGTCATATCGTTCGATAGGGATGATTATCTCGACATGATACTTTCAGCATCCCCGGATATGTTCGCGATCGGCGCGGATTCAGGGAGGAACGGGCTTGATGAACCTACAAGGGATGATGTTGAATGGTTGGTCGAGTCTATTCGTTCCGTGGGTGTAAAGATATACATCAAGAAGAATTTGAATCGAATCACCGATAAGTACGCATCAGGATATCTTTAGACCGAAACCCTTTTATACTATTTTTATCATATATCCAATGATGCCCAAGGTATCGGATAGTGGAAAGCAGCACGTCGAATTTTACCGAAAACTCAAGCAACGCCACAATCTGCTCAAAGAGTTCAGGCGAATCGGTGGGTCAATGGATGTGGCATATTGTCCGTTCTTCGGGGACGGTGATGTAGCGGATTCGCTGTATCGTGATTGTGATATCTACGGTGCGGACCTCGATCCGGAACGCGTAGCGACAGCAACAGAAAGATTCAGCGGTGACAACCACCATATCAAGTTGGCGGATTGTGATGATTTTCCATTCGCTGATACTGATTGCTCGTTTGACCTATGCGATTTCGATAGTTATGCTAATCCGTACAAGTCTTTCCTATCATTTTGGCGGAACTCAAAGAACAGATCGAACAGAATGATAATGTTCTTCACTGATTTCACGAAGAATCGACTCCTTCGGTTCGGGCAAGCGTTCGATTTCGAGAAGATGGAAGAGCGACACGTGGAGGATTTGAACGAAAGGCGCGAGTTAGCGAATCGTTGGTTCAGCAAATATACTAAAGAATTTGTCGAAACTGTGATAATCCCCGATGGATATAGGGTTTTGTCTCGTGTCAAGTACAACCGTGAGAAGATGACATATTGGGGTATGATAATATCCAACGTTGAATTCGATAAGACAAAGGACAATATCCAGATGAGCAAGGCCCAGGCCAAATCAGAGATTTTGAAGCATATGTCCAATGGCCATTCGATATCATATGCCACCCAGCACGCTGGCAAATCTCGTTCTACAGTTTACAAGTGGAGGGATGAGGATTCACGATTCGCCGCAGCGTGGGCGTATTCTCTCGAAGATAAGGGGGATACTTATGAGGACTTCTTGTATGAGGCTGCTGAATCTGGCAACGTCCAGGCGATAATAACCGGGCTGAAGGTCAACAAGCGTCTATCTGATGGCCCCAAGACAAGCGTTGAGGTTTCTGCCGACAGGGTCAACGTGTCTGTGAAAGAGATGACTGATGATGAATTGATTGCGATAATCCAACGTGGGAAGTCGAAGAATGGTTGATGAAGTGGAGGCGGCAGAGGAATATCTATCACGCCGTCGGTCGAAGGATGATCTGATATCATTCGCTCAGTACACCTATCCATCCTATCGTCCTGCTGAGCATCATCGTATCATAGCAGACGCACTGATGCAGATAGAGCCGGGCAGCGACAAGAGGCTCATCATCACGTGCCCTCCGAGGCACGGCAAAAGCGAGCTTGCATCTATACGCTATCCCGCATGGTTCTTGGGACGGAATCCTCAAGCGCAGATAATCGGATGTTCGCATACGATATCCTTGGCTGATCAATTCAGCGTCGCTGTGCGCGACACCATCACGAGTGAGGATTATGGTTGTCTCTTTCCTGACGTTCATCTTGAGCAATGCGGGAAGGAGAAGTGGCAATTAGCGGGCAAGGAGAACCGTCGTCCATCTTACATCGCTGCAGGTGTCGGTGGGTCCATAACCGGAGCAGGTGCCGATGTGCTCATCATCGACGACCCGGTCAAGAGCGGTGAGGAAGCCAATAGCATCACATATCGTAATAGGACGTGGGAGTGGTATACGACCACCGCCAGGACGCGACTACAACCAGGTGGGAGTGTCATACTCATAATGACGAGATGGCACCAGGACGACCTCGCAGGGCGTCTGTTGCAGCTAAGCGAGGATGATGACATGGCTGACCAATGGGAAGTGATACATATCCCCGCGATAAACGATGCAGGCGAGGCACTGTGGCCCAGCAAGTATGACCTCGAATCACTGCTCCGCACGAAGGCATCATCAGGGGCACTCGCGTTCGAGGCTCAGTATCAGGGTCGTCCTGTGATGGAGACTGGGAACATATTGCACTGGGACTGGATGCACGAGTGTAAGGGCACCCCCAAGCCTACATTCTGCGTTCAGTCGTGGGACACGGCGTACAAGACCGGTCAGGAGAACGACTACTCGGTATGCACGACCTGGTACTACGACATCAGGGGGCACCACTGCGTGGACGTGTGGAGAGAGAAAGTCGAATATCCTGGACTCAAGGCACGTGCTAAGTCATTGTATGATGCACATCATCCCAACGTGGTCCTCATCGAGGATAAGGCATCGGGACAATCCCTCATCCAAGACTTACGACAGACTACCGGCATCCCGATCCATCCGATCAGGGTGGACAAGGACAAGACCGCCAGGCTGAACGCTGTCGCTGCCATGTTCGAGACGGGGCTCATCGACTTCTGCGATTTCAGGGGGCGTGAGGAAGTGTATAAGGAGCTATGTGGATTCCCCTCAGCACCGCATGATGATATCGTGGATTCTGTCACGCAGTACCTCAATTACATGCGAGGCAGGGACGCGAATACATCCATAGGCTACGCGGTCGCCCGATGATTCTTTATATCACTGATGCGTTATTATCAATATGGAGGCTGAACTATGCTTGAGGAGATAGTTGACATGGATATCGAGATAAAGGACCTGCGCAAGCAGATAAGGCGGCTAGAAGAAGACAGGAGCGACATCCTCGCTGATGCGCGAAAGAGGGGCATCACCAACGAGAACGGTTATTCCATCGTCAAGGTAGCATCGCACAGAAGGCGCATAGATGCCCCGAGGATGCTCAAGGACAACCCACACCTGTCAGACTATGCCACGATGCCATTCAGGGCGTTAGAGGGCATCCCTGGCGATTATGAGGCATACATCATCGATGAGGTGCATGAGCGAGAGGTCGTCAAGTACACCGGGATCAAGTGAACGAATAGAAACCCTTTTATATCTCATTCTCCCTTATGTGAACCACATGAAGATTCCCCGCATATTCGCAAAGAAAGACCCTGATGCTCCCAAAGAACCTAAGACCTTCGCGACGTCTGCGGGGAAGTCCCATTCATTCTTCGGTGATGTCAACCGTGATGATGCGCGTGTCAAGCGATATGAGAACATCTATGAGCAGGGGGGCATCGTGAGTGAGGCCATCGATGCCTATGCTCTCTATGTCCTATCCAGTGGATATCGTCTTGAGGGTGATGATTCTCTCGTCATGAGGGTCCAGGACCAATTCGATTCGATGCAGATAGAGGTCAACGTCTCACGTCTGATCGTCAATGCCCTGGTCGCTGGTGATGGCATGGGCGAGGTCACATATGGGCGGTATGATGCCCTGCTGAAGCGTATCATCCCCAGACGGACCTCGACGATGCACATCAGGTTCGACATGAAGGGCGAGACCCAGGGATACGAGCAAGTCATCAACAATGGGGCACGCAAGGAGTCTGTCAAGCTGACCGAAGATGAGATAGTGAGGCTCACGCTGATCCCGGGTGACACTTATGGGATATCCCTGATAGGGCGGGCATACGATGACATCATGCGGGATGTCACTACAGCAGAATCGATCAAGGACGCCATCAAGAGGCACGGGAGCCCAAAATATCATGTGAAGGTGGGTGTCGGCATGGATGACCCCACCTTGATAAGCAAGGACACTATCGATAACGTATCAAAGGTATTCTCAAACATCGATGCCAAGAGTGAATTCACGACGTCGGCAGCGGTGGACATCCTCAACATCGATTCGGAGGGAATACCTGGCATCAGGGATTACAATGACCTTGCGCTGCAACGCCTGTGCGCTGCTCTCGGTGTGCCGGGTGAGATACTTGGGTTGCGACAGGGTACGACCGATGCCACCGCTGTAAGTCGTATGGAATCGTTCTATGATAAGATATCATATTACCAGCGCATCGTTGCCGATTGCATCAACACGCAGATAATCGACCGCATCATCGGCAAGCCAGGCCAAGTCAAGCTCATCTTCAAGGATATCGATGGGTCTGACGAAGCGGATGATGCTGCTTGGATCGCCATGATAATGAAGGCCACACCCGCTGACCCGTTCTCGGTCCTGTCTGCTGAGTACATCCAAGATAGGCTCGGTGTGCCAAAGGACATGCGCCCAAAGGGGGATATCGACGAGGACGAGGACGACGCGGCATAGTTTATATAGTTGAACACAATATACGGTATTGAAGTTCTCGGAGCCCCTGGACGCCTTTGCAGGCACTGTGAGGGGCCTTCTCTTTTCTTCAAACACTTTCCTTACCCTTTTCGTACAAACACTTTTATATTTCCCTTCACATTCATTAGCAATGAAGCTACTTCTGATCAGTGATCTGCACGTTGGGTCGTACTGGGGGTTGATGCCCAACAAGGTAGATGTCCGCAATCCATTATCCGGTGACATCACACGCATCACGAGCAGCAGAGGGCAACGTGAGCTATATCGTGAATGGGCCCTCCTATGCGAGCGATGCAAAGTCGAACATATCGATCATGTCATCATCAATGGGGACATCGTGGAGGGGCAACAGTACAAGAATCGAGGGAGGGAGGTCTGGACCACCGACCTATCCGTCCAGGGTGACATCGCCAGACAACTCATCGAGATGCTCCCATGCCATCATGTGTACCTGACGCAAGGCACCGAATATCACGTCCAGGGTGACCGTCCACTCGAGCAAGAGGTAGCCGACACCCTATGTGAACATGGGCGGGATGCTCATTATAATCCCGACATGGTGCTCGAGGTAGGTGGAGCCAGGGTCCATGCCATGCACAAGGTAGGCGTCACCAGGACGAGGTATCGAGCCACCGGTATCTCTGCTGAGATGATGATAGCGACCTTCAATCAGGATCCTAAGCATGAGTTCGGGCGTATCGATGTACTCGTTCGTTCTCATGCCCATTATTTCGCGGCAGCCATGATAGGGCACATGACAGGCATCATCACACCCTGCTGGAAGATGCGTGACCCGTTCTCGATCAAGATGGGTTCTATGAGCGTCCCCGACAACGGGTATGTGCTCCTTGACATCAACGATGGGAATGTCACACTCGGTAAAAAACTATTTAAGTGCGGAAAGCCTACTGTGACATATACTGGAGGCGATGAGGCATGAGATTCATAAGCATTGAAGGGCTCGACCCGATCGAGATAAGGCATTGTAGCGACTGCCCGTTCTGTGAGACGTATCATGGGGGTCTTGCGTGTGGGATATATCGATATCTCTATGATGGAATGGGAAGGCATATCGAAGACACAACGATGATTCCGAATTGGTGTGAATTGCCGAAGTCCGCGCCTATCGATCATGATGACAAGCAGGACGACATCATCGATGAAGCAGGTCATGCAAAGTACGAGGCGATTTGATTGGACACAGTGACGCATTCCTTCATCATCCCCGAATTGGATGACCTGCCAGATGAACCGTCAACGCTATGGACTGAGTATGAGATTGAAGTGATTCAGCACTACCACCTGAAGGGTGCCAGGGCAATTCATTCGTTCCTCGTCGAACGTGGATATAACAGGACATTCGAGGCTATCAGGAAGAAGATATATGTTATGCGAAAAGAGGGAACGATATGAGACTCCCCACATCTGCACGTTGGAAGAGGGACCCCATGATGACAAGCGGCATCATCCGGGGATATCGCGCCAAGATGAACGCGAGCATCAGGATATATCGCAAGAGTGTCCTGCTATCGTTGACTCGCAGACGTACCTTGAGTGATGAGATAGCGTATGGTGGAATAGACCTGCAATTATTCTCATCCGATGTCTACCAGGCTGGCAATGCGATCGCAGCGAGAGGTGAGGAGTATGTGCCGGTCTACGTCGACGAGGCCTATCGTGCCGGGATCACGCACGCTGCGAATATGATTGAACTCAAGGGCATCGAGGCATCGGTAGGCATGGGGCCAGCGGATTGGAGGACCATCGATGCACTCAAGGTTCGCAACCTATCGGCACTCAAGGGCATATCGGACGAGATGTCGAAGCAGATAATCCATGAGGTCACTGAAGGGGTCAGGGCAGGCGAGGGGATGTCCGTCATTCGCGCGCGCATCACAGACCGAGTGGACAAGATAGGATTTACACGGGCCGACATAATGGCTAGGACCGAAGTCATGACGGCGGCCAATGATGCATCGATTCAGCGATACACTCAGGAAGGAGCTACTGGATGGGAATGGTATACGACCCAAGATGATAGGTTGTGCCCGCAGTGTGCCCCACTGCATGGGAGGAAGTACAAGTTCGGGGAGGTATCCCCACCACCGCTTCACGCTCGCTGTCGATGTGTGGCGCTCCCGACATTCGAGGATTGATATGAATGTTGGACCTGCTTCAAATATATTCGATGGAATACGTCATACGTTGCGAATGTACACATTTCCTCATTGGGTGCTTTTCGGGATATTTGGTGTGCTCCCTGACATCGACCATCTTGTGGATGAGGGGTTCTCCCGAAGCCTTCACATACCGATGCTCGTTGTCGCTTGGCTGTTGTGCTGCGCTTACATCGCACATTCTCATAGACTATCTCACATATCTCGCATAGGATTGTAAGGAATCCTATCAAACCTCTTACACATATTCTCATTCTTCAGCAAAATATAAATAGCATGAGGGTTATATGTAAAACATATCATGCCACATCTTAAGAGCGATGACATCAAGCGAGAATATCGCCTTGACCTGCCAGGGGTCGGGAACAAGGTCCGCAACGCTGACGGTTCATTGACCATTCGCGATGCCAGGATGCTGGCGAGTGGGACGTGGACCGATTCACTACAGAAGACAGCGTGCCACTATTCCCCAGAACTCCTTCGAGCCAATGCTGGCAATTGGGTAGACAATGGGATTTGGTCGAGGCATCCGGGCGGGATGTCTCGAAGCATAACTGACAAGGTAGGGATTGCCGATAACTTCCGATTCCTCGTTGATGCCGTTGTCGCTGATATCAACATCCACTGCATGACTCAGAAATCCAAGGATGTTGCGGCACTCGTTGAGGCCGGGCTGGTCAATTATGTCTCGAGCGAACTGATGGGAACGGAACATTGGGACGCCGCGAACAATTGGTATGAGGCGACGGATCTAACATTCACCGGTGCGGCCATCGTGAATAGAGGGGCTTGCACGACCTGCACATTCGAGGCATCGGATGGCGGGGTGATACGGGATGAGCAACCCATCGATGAGGGTGAGAATATGGATGAGACAGAGATAAATGCAAAGATAGGCGATGCGAAGAAGGAGCTATCCGCCAACTTCGATGGACAGCTCAAGGCATCGCTCGCTGACACGCTCAAGGTTGATGCGATCAAGGAGCTTTCCTCGATCGTTGAGAGCCAGGATGCTGTCATCAAGGAGCTTGAGGTAAGACTGAAGGTCATCGAGGACACTGAGATGCCGCCCAAGGGCGAGTCCGAGCGGCGAAACGAAGTGAAAACCCCTGCATGGTCTCCGACTATCGGGACCCGTGGAGAGTATGTCACGATGAGGTGGTAATATGGCAGATACTGCTACATTCCCGACACTTGCACAGGTGATATATAACAATGGTCCGACGTGGACCTTCACAGCTGGTGATGATATCACGATGGGCATGGTCGTAGGATTCAATGCTACAGGTGTATCTAAGACGGTCGAGCCTGTCATCACAGGTACTACGGTAGGTGCCCTCGGTGTTGCTACCACCACGGCTGCATCCGGTGGGGTCGTCACTGTCGCGCTCGACGGGTCGATATGCGAAGTCGTAGAAGGTGCTGGTGCTGCTATCGATACTGGTGATTATGTCATGGCTGACGACTGTTCGCTCGGCGGATGCGTCAAGGTGGCTGTCGTCACGGCTACTGCCACAGACCTCGTCGGTGTGGCCATAGAGGATATCGGTGCTAATGGGCATGGGGCCATCATCGTTAGGCCGAGTCTGGTACAGAAGGCGGCGGCCTGAGCGGGTGAGGTGATTTGATATGACTAAGCTATTCGAGAAGATGCTCGCTATTGATGCGAACCCTGAGAGCAATGAGCGCGAGACGCTCATCAATGCCATCCCCGAGAAGATGTATGACTTCGACCCTGTCACCAGAGCGTATGGGGTGAGGGAGAACAGCTATCGAGAGTTGCTGTTGACGGAGTCAGCCGAGTCGGGTGACCTGTTAGTCACTGAGATGTTCGCCACCATCATGGAAGGCGCGCAGCCCAAGGTGTGCTTCCGGAATGCCCTCCCGATATACAAGATGAACGCTAAGACCCTCCAGGTCCCGGTCGGTGGCTCGTCCGATTACATCGCCGAGGCCAGTGAGGGTGCGGAGGCGCCATATGACAACGAGGAGTTCTCCAGTCAGACCTTGACGGCCAAGCGTTACCCTGCTCGTATCGGTATCACGGAGGACATGGTGACAGATTGTCAGTATGACCTCATGGCCAGGCAGGTGAGGTATCAGGGAGCCAGAGCGGAGAACACGCTCAATCAGCTCGCACTCACCGAGATGCTGGACAATGCGGGTCTTGAGTACGATGGGGAGGCTACTACGTTTGGGCTGGACGCCATAGCCAGCGCTATGACGAAGGTCCAGACCGCTAATTTCATGCCTGATATGATTGTCATGCACCCTGAGTTCGAGGGTAAGATACTCTTGGAGTATGTCCCCACGGGCTTCTATGGCGGCGACGAAGTCCTCAAGACCGGTCGTGCCCCCAAGGGTCTGATGGGCCTGGAGGCGCATTCGACAACTGTCGATGATGATTCCGATACCTATGTCTGGGGCTACGCAGCGAACGGTGAGATTGGCGCGCTCGTCTATCAGAAGGATAGGGCTGCGGCCATCGGAATGAGGCAGGACATCTCATTCAAGAGACACGATGACGTTATCCGCGACCTCGTTGGTGGCGTCGTTCAGATGCGCATGGATGTCGGGTATCTCAACGCCGACGCTATCTGTCGTATCGAGTACTGATGAGATAGACTAAACCCTTTACCCCTTTTGGGGGCTACGTGATATGCTGACATCGAGCAACGCCAAATATCTATCAAAGGAATATGCAGAGGGACGCGAGAAGTATGCGCGTGACAAGCGTAATGCTACTGATTGGGAGATTGCATATTATGAGATAACAGACACGTTGGGGACTCCCGATTGTCGAGACGAAGCATTCCTAATCGATTCTGCCCCGATCGATGCGAACACAAAATCTAAACAAGATGTCTTTGACATCCGGAGTGATGAGGTGCTATAATGCCATATACTACTGACGATGATTCAGGTGCACGGCCAGGCAGGTATCTGCAATACGATGTCGAAGACTTCTACGCGCCCGATGTGGCATCGATAGCCGCAGGCTCGCCCTATGCGACTGACAGCAGTGTTATCCCCGTGATTCCCGCTGACTTCGGTAGGATATCCGTGTACGCTACAGGTGCCGATGTTTCGGCTGCTGGGGCCGTTACGTTCTCCTTCGCTTGCATTGCGGGCTATGGGGCCACGTATCCTACCACCGCAGACTTCACCATTAGCGTTGACCTCAATGGGACGACCAAGGCGGTCAAGAGTGAGTCAGTGGACCTGCGAGGGATGTATGCCATCAAGTGTATCCAGGTCGATAATGGGGACGCTATTTATGCCGCCACTGTCGTTAACGCTGAGATAAGCCACAAGTTCGCGCGTCGGTGATAGTGTGTCATCGAATCGCAGCCATGTCAAGGCATCGCCTATCAATGGGCCTATAAACGATATGCCGCATGACCCTCGTGATGTCCGTGATTGGTTGATGCGTGACTCTCGACTTTATGTTGCAGGAGTCCCTGCTGGATACTATCGCAGCCTATCGGATGCAGACCCATCAGGTACAGGCATCCCGGGATTCCCCAAGCCAGTTGCATCTTATGACCTGTCAACGGTTCGCGATTCCAAAATCGAGAACTTCCCCGATAGCAGCGGTGCGACCGATGCCACCCCAAAGTTTGCCATATACGTAGAGGACAGTAGTTTCGCCAGCCCTGCTATTAACCTGTACGGCCTCACGTTCGACGGGACGAATCTAATCAGTTGTGATTCTGACGCGGATAAGATTTACATTCATGAAGGTGTCACTGACACGATAACGAGTAGTTTTGATAGCCCTGGTAGTCTCCCTTCTGGCCTCGCATTCGATGGGACGAATCTCATCAGTTGCGATTCTTATGGTGACAAGATTTACATTCATGAAGGTGTCACTGACACGATAACGAGTAGTTTCGCCAGCCCTGTTGTTAACCCGTACGGCCTAGCGTTCGATGGGACGAATCTGATCAGTTGTGATTATGGCACGGATAAGATTTACGTCCATGATGGTGTCACTGACACGATAACGAGTAGTTTCGCGAGTCCGAGTACTGATCCGGTAGGCCTCACGTTCGACGGGACGAATCTAATCAGTTGCGATTCTGGCTCGGATAAGATTTACATTCATGAAGGTGTCACTGACACGATAACGAGTAGTTTTGATAGCCCTAGTAGTGCCCCAACGGGCCTCGCATTCGATGGGGCGAATCTAATCAATTGCGATCGTGACTCGGATAAGATTTACATTCTTAAGGGCTCAGCACCAACCCCCGACAGTGCATCAGGGCCTCGTGGGACGGGGATGACGTTCGACGCAGATTATGGACAATATGTCGATGCCGGTGATTCCTTCGACGTCACGACCAATGACTTTGCGCTCACCATATCAGCGACCAGCACCGACACATCAGGTGGGGCGATGCCAATCATTCGTAAGATGGATGCCTCAGGCATTGGCTATAAGGTTGACATCACGACTGCTGGACTTGTCATGCTCACTATAGGTGATGGGACGGATACGTTCACGGCGACCGGTGATACAGCGATAGATGACAGCACAGCGCATGACATCATCATCAACGTAGATAGGGACGTCGGGGCAACGATTCTCGTGGATGGAGCGTATGACACAGTCACACCCGTAGGGACTATCGGGGATGTTGATACGATGACCAACGCTGCATCTTTTTTGATAGGTTCTGATGGGACTTCGTATTTGGATGGTGATGTCTACGATGTCAGCAAGTACGGGCTATTATCGTTCGATGAGATCCACACACTATCAGCCATGATGTCAGCCAGGGCACAACGCATCTATGACGATTCATTCGATGATGCGGTTCTCATCGCTGATAGTTCGACAGCACCGAGCATCGCAAGCACAAGCAGATATGGGAATGTGATGGACTTCGATGGGACTGATGATGAGGTTCTGACTATTCTCGACGATGACTATTATGCGCCGGGGAATACCATCATGGTGCTGATGCGACCTGACACTTATACCGGGACATTCGCGGCCATAGGGCGACAGGACAATGCAGTAGGACATGACTTCAGCATCGGGGTCAAGACAGGGGGCGAAATATATGCCACCCTCGGTGTCGGGGATGGTACTACAGTTGAAACGAAAGTGTTGGCTGGATTCACTGCTGAGAGATGGGTTGCTGCGTTCATCACGGTCGAGAGCAAGAGCATCACGATGACCGCCTGCGAGGAAGGAGGGTCAGTCCTCCATTCAGCACAGACTTTGACAGGCACTCGTATGACGAACCAAGCAGGGATCCAGACATATCTGGGAAGGGTCAAGTTGGCCGTTGACGGTACGAGTACTTACCCCTTCAACGGGCAGATAGCAGCGTGCGGGGTGTGGGACAGGACGTTCTCGTTTAACATCCTGGCGAATTGGGCCAGGCGTCTGGTAGGTGGGGCGCTATGACTAACGGTTGCATACATGACATAGATGATTGGATCGCTGCGACTGAGACGATGACACTCACTTACACTGAGACCGCGGGCGGGGCCGCTGATAAGATCCACATCGCGATGAAATATGAATACATCGATACCCCATGATAACCAGGTGATAACATGAGTTACGCAACAAATATCGAATTGAAGGTTCTCGTCGGTACAAGTACTGGGATATCTGATGCTGACCTGACGGCCATGATCGCTCAGGCTGATAGGATCGTCGATGCCCGATTAGCATTGCTGAATGTGAGTGGGGATGATTCATCCGGTGCATTGAAATCTGCTTCCCTGATGCTTGCGCAGAGCATCACGATCAATAGGCTTGTCATCGATGGCGGGATCGGGAAGCTCAAGGTGGGTGACTTGCAGATCGACAATGACCCTGTTGCTGCCATGTCCTCCCTCGATGCCAGGGCATATAGGATAATCGATCAATATGCGGAGACATCGGCTGGATCGAACGCAGTAGATTATTATGCGGTGAAGAGCAACTGATACCATGCACGCAGGACTCGCTGGATTGTTGAATCAATCGGTCACGATATATCCCCTATCAGCCTATGGTGCTTCAGGTGCTGCGGCATATGGTGATGGTGCTGTCACGAGTGCCAGAGTCGTTTATCGAAATAAGAAGATAGTAGACCGTGACGGGGTGGATGTGATGTCAAGCGCGACCATATATCTTGATAGTGCTGCTGTTGTCGATGCCGAATCGAAGATAAAACTCCCTGATAATAGTGAGCCAAGGATACTATCAGTTGACGATTATCCTGGGCCTGATGGTTCTTCATATTACAAGGCGGTGTATGTCTGATGGCAGGGTTCAGGGTCAAAGGAATCACTGAGGTCAATGCTAAACTCTCTATGATAGATAAGGCGACACCTGAGATAATATCAGCGGCCATGATGAAGGAAGCTGAGGTCATCTTGACCGCATCAAGGAAAGTGTGTCCCGTGGACAAGGGCAATCTCAGAGGGACTGCTCACACATATCGTGGCATATCATCGACCGGCATCAGCGTAGGGATACGTTACCCGGCCAACTATGCTGCGTCGGTGCACGAGGGTGTTAAGATAAAGGACCTCCCTCCCAATGCACGTAAGGCTGCGATGGCAAGCATGAACGATACCGGATGGGTGAAGTCACAAGTAGGCGGCAAGAAGTTCCTTGAGAATCCCGCACGTGCTATGGCCCCTATGATCCCTGCTGCTGTCGCCCTATATGTGCGACAGAGATGGGAGGCCATCCTATGACACTTGTCGTTGACATCGCCACGATACTCGCGAGCGTAGGGATCGGGACAACTGGCACCGACCTATTCTACAGTCAGATGCCGCCTTCTCCTGATGATAGTGTGTGTGCGTACCAATATGCTGGCAGCCCATCATTGCCCGAAGGGATATCCCAGCCGGGGGTACAGGTCAGGATTCGTAATTCCGATTATGTCACCGGCGCTGCGAAGGCCAAGGCGGTGCATGATGCCCTCCACGGGTATGCGAATACACTTCTGAATGGGACATATTATCTTCAGATATTTGCCAATCAGTATCCCGAGGCACTGGGGGTCGATGATAACGATAGGCATATCTTCGTCGTCAACTTCCGTGTGATGATGAGATAGTCCTGGCCCCTGACAAACATTAAATAGGATGAATGATATAGGTACAATCATAACCAATTGGTGATTCACAATGACTGGAAGTAGTGCATTTAGCGGTTTTGGGGCTACGCTCAAAAAGGGTGCCCAAGCCATCGGAGAGATAACGGATATCTCTGGACCAGATATGTCGAGGGACACCACAGATGTCACATCGCATGATTCGGCGGATACGTGCAGGGAATTCATCGTGGGTCTGATTGACAGTGGCGAGGTCAGCATCACGATGAATTGGGTTCCTGGTGACACTGGACAGGTCGCGCTCGAGGCTGATTTCTTCGCGGGTACCAGGGATACGTACACGATAACGTATCCTGATACTGGTGCTGCGGCTCAGGTATTCGATGCACACGTCACAGCGTTCGGGGTTGGTGCGCCCAATGACGATAAGGTCGCGCTCGAATGCACGCTGAAGATATCGGGCAAAGTAGCATTGACCCCGTGAGGTGATGAGGCGTGACTGGCAGCAATGCCGAATCAGGCTTCGGGACTCAGCTCTTGCGAGCCGGGTATCACATCGCCGAACTGACCAATCTATCTGGGCTGTCGATGACATCTGACCCGATAGACGTGACCTCTAATGATAGTGATGACAGTTGCAGGGAATACATCGCAGGCATAAGGGATGGGGGGGAATTATCGATAGAGGGTAACTTCATCCTGACCGATGCCTATGGGCAGGTCCAGCTGAAGACAGATATGCTTGCGGGGACAAGACGAGAGTTCGAGATGGTCTTTCCGATGTCAATGGGGGCTTCTTGGGTCTTCAATGGGGATGTCACTGCTTTCGATACCTCGGCTCCGATCGATGACAAGGTGTCAGTGAGCGCGACGATCAAGGTAAGCGGGAAGCCGACACTCATAACGACGCAATCCACTGGATTGACGACTACATTCCTCGCCATCGTTGACGATTCGGACAACGTCATAACCCTTTCCCCTGCGCTCGCGGGTGATACCTACGAGTACACCGGGACTGCTCTGACTGCTGCGACCGGTGTTAACATAACGCCTGTCGCTGCTGCGGGGGTCATCCTCATTGATGGCACTGTGGTTGCGACCACCGCTGAATCGGGCTCAATAACGCTCGGTGCCGCAGGGACTAAGATAGGCATCTGGGTGAGCGTAAAAGAAGCCGGTAAGAGCAGCAAGATATACAAACTCACGATAATGAGGGCATCAGCATGAGCATTAAATCGGTACCGATAAAGATAGGGGACAGCACATTCCAACTTCGATATGACCCGTCATCGCTGTATGCATTCAGAAAGGAGACCGGGGCTTCGCTCATCGATGTCCTTCAGGATGAGGGGGCGATGTTAGACTACCTGGCCCCGATGGTCTGGGCGGGATTGCATTGGCGGATGAAGTCGCTCAAAGTATCTGCTGTCAGCGACATGATAGTGCAGTATGCTGAGAGCGATGGGCTTGAATCATTGGTCATGACTATCGCTGAGGCCATCGAAGGTGCAGGTTGGATATCATCCGACCACGAAGGCGATGGTACCCCTTTGTAGATGATGGGCTGGATTTCGATGTTGTCGCCTATATCGACCGGATCGAGGAAGATGTCTATGCATCCTTATCGATGTCCCCCTTCGAGTTGTGGGCGACGACACCCAACGAACTCGCGTCGATGTTGCGAGGTGCTGATGCCAGGAGAACGACAGACCGGGATAACGAGGATGCGAGATTCGCGCAGTTGTCCTATCTCATCTATGCACTCAATACAGACAAGAAGCATCGCAAGCTCAAGCCGAAGGACTTCACGCCGAAGTATCAGGAATCCCCGAAGACGCCTGACGATTGCAAGAAGCCAACGATGAGTGGCGATAAGATGATGCAAGTGGCAAGCATATTGAATCAATCGATGGGCGGGGACACGACATGAAGGCCGGTGAGGTTACATTCGAGTTCGGGGCGACGACCGCGGGATTCGATAAGGCAGTCAACAAGACCAAGGGTAAGATGAAAGGTCTTGGCAGGGATTGGTCAGCGCTCGGTGGGGAGCTCAAGTCTGCTGGCATGGGAATGTCACTCGGATTGACGGCACCCCTGGCACTCGTTGGGGGGCTGTCGATCAAGACTGCTGCTGGCTTCGAGCAATCAATGAAGAACGTTCAATCGGTTTCTGGCGCGACAACGGAAGAGTTCGATGCGCTGTCACAAAAAGCACGTGACATGGGTTCTTCCACCATCTTCTCGGCGAGCGAAGCCGCGGATGCGATGTACTATCTGGCGAGTGCTGGATATGATGCGACCGAGACTGCTACTGCCCTGGATGGGGTGCTGATGTTGGCTGGTGCTACCGGGTCGGCACTCGACGCGACGTCCTTAAGTCTTGTCGCGACGATCAATCAGTTCGGCCTCGAAGCCTCGGATGCAGGTCGGGTATCCAACGTATTCGCTGCTGCTATCGCGGGTTCTCAGGCGACGATGGACAAGCTCACTAATTCGATGACATACGCCGGTCCTGTCGCTGCATCGTTGGGATATTCGGTCGAGGAGACCACTGCTGCCTTGGCCCTGATGTATGATGCAGGATATACTGGCGAGCAGGCAGGGACAGCATTGAGGGGAGCCATGTCCAAGCTGCTCAATCCTTCGGGTGAAGCAGCCAGTACTATCGAAGCTCTCGGTCTTACTCTCGACGATGTCAGTCCAGCCCTACATTCGATGGCTGAGATAACCGAAACGTTATCCGAGAAGAACGCTGGTGCTACCGAGACCATGCGGATATTTGGTGACAGTGCCGGACCGGCGATGCAGTCCGTCATCGATAAGGTCGGGGATACCATACAGAAGAGTGGTATCAATCCTCTGGATGCTATGACCGAGAGCATCACCGACACGACCAAAGCCACCGATATGTATGAGATTCAGACAGAATCAACGACTGGCAAAATGAAGGCACTCAAGAGCCAGCTCGAGGAGGCAGGCATCCAGATTGGGGATGTGTTGATTCCTGTAATGCTGAAGCTCGTGAACAAGGTACTGATGCCGATGATAAGCTGGTTCAGCAAGTTGGACGACCGGAGTAAGACGATAATAATCACATTCGCCGGGATCGTTGCAGCTGTTGGTCCGATACTGCTAGTCGTGGGGAAGTTCCTGACGATGTTGCCAGCGATCAAAGCGGCCATCGCATTCTTCAAATCTGCAACGATCGTTCAGACGCTTCTCAACATGGAACTGTCGCTATCGATGCTTCCCATCATCATTGTCATCCTGGCCGTCATTGCTGTCGTTGTCCTGCTCTATCTATATTGGGACGAGATATCATCAGCACTCACGGGGCTATGGAATGGGCTCAAGGAGACGGGCGAGAAGGTCTTCGATTTCTTGAAGGACTTGTTCCTCAACTTCACGCCTATTGGCCAGATAATGCAGCATTGGGATGACATCAAGGCGGGGCTCGAAGGAATCTGGAATGGCATCAAGGACACCGCTGAGACGATATGGAATGGGCTTGTGGATGTCATCAAGACACCAATCAATCTGGCTATCGGGTTGATAAACGGGTTCATCGATTCAATCAATGGGATAGCGTTTGATTTGCCTAAGGTCGACCTCGGTCCTCTCGGTGTCTATGGTGGGGACCACGTTGGGATGAACTTGGCTAACATCCCTTATCTGGCCGATGGTGGGATTGTCACGTCCCCCACGTTGGCGATGATAGGTGAGTCTGGTGCTGAGGCTGTGATACCTCTGGATGGGACATCACGGGGGCAGACCATCACTATCAACGTGCATGGGGCGATGGACCCTGATAGGGTAGCAGATAGCATAGTGAGGCGTGCCAGGATGCGAGGTGTCACACTATGACACTGTATACCTATGTCGATGATGTGGATGTGTCAGCGTATCTCATAGCCGACACGCTGTCATGGGAGGATGCCATCAATTCTCGCAATCTCGCATCCGCCACGTACAAGGACCGACTCGATGGTGGTGCTGCGCGTGACTTCTGGCCATCGGTGGGGGAATCGTTCGATGTCAAGTCTGGTGCTACTGTCATCTATTCTGGACAGATCGAGAACATCCGCTCGAAGGGCGAGGCACAGTCATCGATCATCTGGCACGATATCCAATGTGTCGACCTGTCCAGACGCCTCGATCGATTCCTCGTGGCCGCATCGTATCCTTCGGCTATTGATTATCTTGGGTATGCGTCTTTCTTGACTTGGACGCCATCCGGGACTTGCGCGAACCCTGAATATGCTATCGATGATGCATGGTCTAATAGGGCATATTTAGACGTAGGGGAGTATGCTGAATATGATTTTGGGGCTTCATATAGAATAGATATGTTTTTGCACACCGGCAATACTCAGACGGCAACCAATCGATTCAAGATTCAACATTACGATTTGGGCACAAGCACTTGGGTCGATAACACTGTTGACATAACACCTATTTTGAATAATACGGGGGATTCTGGCAATGTGCTGTTGACAACTGGGGTATTCACCAGTAAGATACGAATCGTTAGTACATCCGGTACCGTGTGCATTGGCGAAATCAGAGTATGGGGAGATGATACCGCGCTCATAACGTGCGGCGTCATCATCGATGATATCATAACTAATATCATCCCTGCGTCTGAGGGACTGACTGCGGGTGACATATCAGCAGGCCCGACTATTGCACTCGCCAATTATCCTTATCTCACGGTCACTGAGGTGTTCGATTCCCTGAGTGAGATATCTGGGTACGTCTGGCGGGTGAACGTGGATGGGACTGTCGACTTCATTGAGCGAAGCGAGAACACTTCATCAAACATAATCAGTGATGCGACTGATGAGAATTGGGTAGACGACTCCTTGGAATATGACCGGAGTCATCGAGGATATGCCAACAAGATGTACCTTCGGGCGGGATATGCTCAGACTGCATCGAGGACCGAGACGCTGAAGGGCGATGGTACCATCCAGACATATACGGTGTCGTATAAGGTCTACAGCAAGCCGGCGATAACGGTGGGGGGGACTCCCGTTACATCCACTGACATCGGGATACGTGGGCTCGATAGTGACAAGAAATGGTATTGGGCCAAAGGGGATAATGTCATCGATCAGGACACAACGGAATCCCCAGTTGCCGATGAAACATCAGTCGCCATCGTATATGTCGGGATGTATCCCATCATCGTCGAGGCCGAGGATGGGAGTGATGTGGCCATCAGGGCCGGCATCGAGGGGAACAGCGGGATATATGAATCGACCGCGAATGATACTAGCATCGAGAGCGAGGAATTCGCCGAAGATATGGTCGACGCGCTGCTCAAGAAGGCACTCGATATGGGCGACACTCTCACTATTGATAGCGATGTTTCCGGTTGGGTCGCTGGCGAGATTGTCGAGGTCAGTCTGGCGGATTATGCCATCTATGAATATTATCTCATCACACGAGTCTCGGCTAAGACCATCAGCGGGACATCATCGCACATACGCTATCAGGTCAACCTAACGTCTGGTGAGGACGTTGGCGGATGGGTGGACTTCTTCGAGAGGATAGAGGCTCAGGGGAAGACTACAGTCATTCGTGAGAATGAGGTCATATTGAACTTACGTTCAGCAGCTGATGACATCATTATCACCGAGACTGTCGATGTCAGCGTGGCATCGAGTGAATCACGGATTGGATACGCTCAAGTAGGATACAGCGAGATGGGGTGATTGAATGAACGATGATATAAATATCTATTCGAACGTGATTGTCTGGACGATTGACGCTGAAACAGGTGATGTGATAGACGAATATCGAGGGCACAACCTGCTCGTCAGTGCAGGTCGGGATGCTGTCGCCACGTTCCTCCTGGATGGGTCCGGGACTCAGCCAACGCACATGGCATTCGGGGATGATGATACGGCTGTCGCTGCTGCTCAGACGACGCTTGTCAGCGAGATAGCATCCGGGAGATTCGCCTTCGTTTCGACGAGCAGGACGACCAATGTTACCAGATATGAATACCAACTGACAAGTGTTCAGTTGAACGGGGAAGCGCTCAAGGAGCTCGGGTTGTTCAATGCTTCTTCTGCTGGAACGATGTATTCGAGGATTGTTCTGGGCACGACTATCTACAAGGCATCGAGCATCGCCGTAACGGTCAAGTGGGATTACAGCGTAGGGGTGTGATGATATGAAGCACGACAAAGCAGATACGATTTCAAGGAAGATGAAGGCCGTTCAATCCATGATAGATGGCATGGCCGCTGGCGAGAAGATAATCGCAAGTGTCGGGGGCCGTGTGAGTGTGGGCCGAAGCGGCGACATAGCCTTTCAGCGGACACGCATCGACAATCTTCAGTGGGCTTCGACCGCATCATACGATAGCATATCATCCCGCATCGAGTCGATAGAAGGTGATATCGCATCTGACGCATTAGCGTGCAAATACGGGTGCGTGAGGGGTCTCGACGAAGGAGATATATTGAAGATCGCTATGATTGAGGATTTGGAATTGGCGATGGGCACACACCCATGCGCGATGAAGATGCGAGCAATAAGGGGGGTGAAGCGTCATGGCTGATTATTCCGCAACAGATTGGACGACAGGCGACACGATGACGGCGACATTGGGGGACAATTGGGAGACACAATATGCCAACGCTAAGTCCGAGTTGGAAGCGGGTGCTTGGTCATTGGCCTTCTCGGGGGCGGTCGGGACTAACGTGGGACTCGGGATCGATACGTCAGGGGACACGTACGATCGATTCCGGGTGCTCGCGTCAGGTGAGTGCCAGTGGGGGAGTGGGGCGGCTGCTCAAGATGTGACGTTATATCGTTCAGCAGCCAACGTCCTCAAGACTGATGATGATCTGACGGTCGGTGGTGGGGCTATCGGGATAGGTACTGACTGCAATCTCTATCGTGTTGGCTCGAATGAGCTCAAGACTGACGATAATCTCACCATTGGCGGGAAAGATCTATATATCGGTGCTGAACATTTAGACGGTAATACGGCGAATCATATCGCATATAATGGACAATTGTATATATCTGATCGTCCTGCGTCTAGCAGTGTATCGTTCGCGACTAAAGTATCGGGGGATAGGTACGATAGGCATAAGATATACGCAGACGGAAAGCAAGAATGGGGCAATGGAATCGATGCACGTGATGTGACGTTATATCGTAGTGCCGCTAACATCCTCAAGACTGACGATAATCTGACGGTCGATGGTGGGACTATTGTGATAGGTACTGACTGCAGTCTCTATCGTGACTCGGCGAACGTCCTCAAGACTGACGATAATCTGACGGTCGGTGGTGGGACTATTGTGATAGGTACTGACTGCAGTCTCTATCGTGACTCGGCGAACGTCCTCAAGACTAACGATAATCTGACGGTCGGTGGTGGGGCTATCGGGATAGGTACTGACTGCAATCTCTATCGTGTTGGCTCGAATCTTATTGGGTCTGATGGCACGCTGAGAGCACGATATTTTCAGCAAAGCACCCCCCGCGTTGCCCGGGCCTATCTATCCGAATTACAGAATATACCTGCGTCCACTTCAACGACTGTTGCATTCGATGCAGAATCGTTCGATCCTAGTAATGATTATGACGTTGTCAATCATCGATATGTCGTGCCAGTGGATGGATACTATCGAGTGTCGGCTAACGTTCAGTCGTTGGCAGACTTCGGAGATGGTAAATATTTAGATGTGAGTATCTACGACGGAGTCACAGAGATTGCAAGCAACAGAGCGTTTGACTCTGGCGGGGTTGCCAGGGTGAAATGTAATGTCTATGATGTCGTTGATTGTACGGCTGGTGATTTCATCTACGTGAAAGTATATCACAATTCGGCAAGCGCGGAGTATATAGTTACGGGCTCTGCTGATACCTTCGCGACATTCGAGTTGATATCGAAGAAGTAGTATGCTCTAACAACCATTAAATAAATGGGTGCTTTTCGATGACATACGGTAACATTCGGGATATGGAACAGCGGGAGGTCAACGTCTTGATAGTCGAACGACTTGAGAACATCAAGGATGACCTCAAAGAGATGAAGGAGTGCCAGGATGAGCTGTTCGGTGGACAGAACGATTTAAGTAGTAGGGTGACCGTGTTAGAGACGAGAGATTGCATCAAATCCAAATGGATATGCGGGATTGGGATAAGTGCTGCTGCTGGTGTCCTCCTCGCTATCTTTGGGCTGATGCTGGATACGATACTATGACTGAATACGATGAGGACAAGGCCGCGATCGTGGCAAAGCTGAAGGACGTGATACAGGATGAGGACGAGATGGCCAATGCAGGGCTTGAGGCTGCTGGATATTTCTTGGCAGAGAAGAGGTGGTACACATCTAAGACGTTCTGGGTGAACGTCCTAGCCATCGTTGGTGGGGGTGTTGCCATGCTCACAGGGTATGAGATAGGTGTTGACCCCGGGATGCTTGCCATGGGCCTTGGCGGGATTGGTCTTGTGCTTCGTGCGGTGACTGGTGAAGCACTCACGAAGTAGACCCTTCGCTTAACGCATGCAAACCATTTACCTTCTATTTCTTACATCATATTTTCCAATCACAATCATTATATACTCATAATGTATATACAAACTTGATATTGTAAGGGTTCTGGACGGTCCGCCAAGATTGACCGGAACCCTTCTTTTTACTTCAATCATATCTTATCATCTCCTATTGTCGAGTGAGGACATAGTGTCCCCCATGACAGCCTCCATCGGTTGACTGCTAAGAGTCGTTGCTTGATATCAAGCGCTACGGCTCAGCTCGTTATGGATGCAGCGACGGGTGACGTACGATAACGTCCGGTCCTCGTCCTCTGCGATCCGCCTGAGTATCTCGT